GTAGTCGAAATCTCTGCCGCATAGGATTTTTAGGGTAGTGGCTTATGCCACTACCCACCACTAAACCATGAGTTACAAAGGTATTTTTGCTAATGAGGGAGAAAAATATTTTGCGGCTTCAGGAGCTGGGACGCAAGGTGATCCGTATATACCTGAGCTGACGACATCTCTTACTCCTGACGAAAAAATAGATTCAGTCACAAATTTTAACGTGTCTGTGGGTACCACAAGTACAGCCGTTAGAGCTGCTAATACTGATCGTGTTATGATTGCGCTCGTTAATGATTCTGATGCAATTATATATGTATCATTGGGCACAACAGCAACATTAAACAATGGGATACGATTAAATGCTAATGGTGGCAGTGTAGTAATTAATAACCCAACCTGGACGGGAACGGTTAATGCAATTGCAACGAGTGCAAGTAGTAAGTTGGTGGGCGTTGACGGAGTTAAGACAAGCTCATGACTCGTATATTTAACCCAGCAGCACTACAAGCAGACGAAAACACATTCGTTACGTCACTAGCTTTTAACACATCTGATGGCGTATTAACAGCACAACGAAATGATGGCGTTGACGTCACTACGGATTTAGATGGCAGGTATCTAGAAAATGTCGTTGAGGATACAAGCCCACAATTAGGAGGCAACCTAGACTTAAATAACCACAATATAGATGGTACTGGTAATATTGATACAACAGGGACAGCGACATTTAGTGGTGATTTAACTGTAGGTACTGATGCGTTATATGTAGATGCAACTAATAAAAAAGCTGGTGTATACAATACAAATCCAAGCGAAGCATTAGAGGTGTCAGGGAACGTTAAAGCTGATAACTTTATTGGGTCAATAATTGGAGAAATGCAATTTAGTGCAAAGGCTGGTGAGGCAATAACTAAAGGGACGCCTGTATACATTTCCAGTTATGACACTACATCTGAAATGCCTGTTGTTAGTATTGCAGATTCTGACGATATTAATAAGATGCCATCATTTGGCTTAGCTGAAAGCACGGTGTCTTTAAATGACACGGTCAAAATAATTACAATCGGAAATTTGTCTGGCATTGATACAAGTACATATGCTGTTAATGATATTTTATATATTAGTACTAGTGGAACTTTAACTTTAGAGAAACCCAAAGGTGAAAGCTCATTAATACAAAATATTGCAAAAGTCACTCGTGTTCATGCAACATTAGGAACAATTGAAGTAGGTGGGCCTGGCAGAGCTAATGATATTCCTAATCTAAATAACGGGCATGTCTTTATAGGAAAGTCAGACAATTCGCCTGAAGCACGAAATTTAACACTGGATGACAGTGCTGAAACTACAACAAATAAACATTTTACAGCGACTGAACAGTCTAAGTTGTCAGGGATTGAAGCAGGGGCACAAGTCAATGTACAGAGTAATTGGGCAGAGAGCGATACTACTAGTGATGCATTCATCAAAAATAAACCAACATTAATTACCAATAATACACATCTTAATTCTGCAACATTCAATAACACTACACGAGATTTGTCGTTAAATATGACTGATCCGACCAGTACAATTTCTGTTAACATACCTGAATCTGCCGCTGCATCAACATATGTTAATTCTGCTGCATTTAACGCAGCAAATGGTAATTTAACTTTAGGACGAACAGATGGGGTAGATTTAACCGCTAGTATTGATGGACGTTACGTAACATTTAATGTAACGATTCCTACTGGAACTTATGATCTAAATGAATATAAGGATGGTGGAATATTTGCTGTTGATACCACTGCAAAAAATATTCCTACCGATTTTAAAAGTTGGGTCGATGAACTGACATTGCAAGTTATGGAATCTGGAGCTGATAACGGAGTGCAACTTCTATATACGGCGAATGGAACATCAACAGTTGAAATAGGACGTATCTATATGCGTATGTGGGACGACAATAAAAGTCCTGTATTTTCTACTTGGAGGAAAGTTGCAACCGAAAATGAATACATGCCATTACATTTACTCGAACCGGCATATTATGACGGAGATATTGATGATCTAAAGGACAGTGGAATATACACTGTATCGTCTGATTCAGACAATTTACCAGGGCCGATAGCTACTAATGCTATAACCGTTGAAGTCATTAGAGTGTTTCAATCTGGGAGTCCTGGACCATTGGGTATAAAACAAATATGCCGCCAAAACATTCATCAAGCAAATTCATATACAATTGTACAAGATAGGACCTATGAACGTGTTTATTCAAGTAGTGGTGTTTGGTCTACGTGGAGACTGATCACAATTGGAGGTATACCAGGAGACCTTCGTAACAGTTACACCAACGCAAACATAGATGCAACCCCATACAATTTCTATGCTGGTTATTATGGATTGGCAGGTATTGGAACTGGCACAGGGTGGCCTAGTAATTTTCCATCGAAAAGTGATTACAACGTTCTACAAACAGTTACGACAGGTGTTTCACTGAACCACGGTTACCAAAAATTAAGCTGTTGCGATTATGACAGCAGTACCACGCACGTTCAGGAATTTAAACGAGTTTTCGATTCGTCAAATATGACAAACTGGTATGAGTATCAATTTCAGGGAGTTCCGGTGACTAAAGAAGTCCTTAAGCCAGTAGAATACCTGGCATCGACACATGGCAACAATCCTGACACAAGCAATACAAGTTTATATGTTATTACATTGGCGAATGGCTCTTGCACACTATATGGGTTAAGTGGTGGTTATGCGGAAGGCCAAAAACTACGTATAATGCGTGGGACTAATTCCACATCTGTGACCCTTACTATATATCACAATTCGTACTACGCAACGCAACCAATTCACACACGCCACTCTAATACATTAACACTTACAGGTTATGAGAGCGTCGATTTAATGTATTGGAACAATATTTGGTTCGTGCAGGGCTACGACAACAATGGGTCAAGTGATGATGGAGGAGGAGCTTAGGAGGCTAAATGATAGTAAGTGAAGTTTTGAACAGAATTAATACGGCGTTAGGAATGCCAGACGATTTAACAGGTAAAAATGCAAATGAGCTTTTTACAAATAAACGCATTGTAGAGCAGCTCAAAAATGCATTAGATACCTATGCGTCGGTAGTTAAAGGCATTGAGGATATTTTTACTACATCGTTAGGCTTAAATACACGAGTGGCAACTGGGCCATCAGATGCCATACGCTCACAAGCATACAGATTTGTATACATATGGAGAGATGGACGAAAATACCCATTAAATTACAAAGATCTAAACAAAGTTAACAGCGAGTTTCCTTATGGCACTTACGCAGGAATACCACGTTTTTTTAGTGTATGGAATGACGAAATAACGATCTATCCTGACAATAGTGGATCACCAAACACGACAACGTTAAACGGGGATATTAATGACGCCACTACGACAATCACAGTAACCTCAACAGATGGGTTTCCCGAACTTAACGGGAGATTTACAATTGGGACAGAAAAAATACGATACACGCATAAAACAAGCACGACATTTACTGGGTGCACACGTGGTTCTGAAGGGACTACGGCAGCGTCTCATGTAGGTGGTGTAACCGTAAGTGAAAATAATTTAATTGTGTACTACAGAAAAAAGCATTTTGTTATCACAGTTGACGCTAACGATAACATTTCACAGGCACAATTAGATAAAGAAATGGAGATTCCTGATGAGCACGTTGATCCAATTGTATCAATGGTTGCCTATAAATTATTATCGAAAATTGACGCAGAACGAGCTCAACCTTACAAAATTGACGCAGCAGCATTTTATCAGCAAGCTAAACGGGATATACAGGCCGGATACGGACAAATTGTTAATGGATCAATGATTGGACAAGCCTATGATTGGGAATTAAGTAACGCAGGAGTAAATCTTTGACCTTTTCACTTGAATCGTACCAGTCTAAAGGGTTAAGAGATGACAAGGGACGCAAGTTTGTCCCTCAAGATTATTTTTACAACATTCAGAATATGAACTATGACAGCATCACAGGCTGTCAGAGAATTAAAGCACCGAGCGTTGAGTACAATGTTGGATCAGAACGAATCGATGGCATAACGCAGTTTCGGTATATTGATACCGCAGGACAATTCCAAACAGATAACATATGTGTTCAAAATGGAAATGTAATTAAAGACTTTTTAACAAGTCCAGTGACTGTACACACTGGTCTTACAGCTGAAAAAAAATGCACGTTTGGTATATTGAACGATAAGTTATTTATATCAAATGGAACAGACTTCCCGATTGTTTATGACGGAACGTATGTAAAGCAAATGGGTGCGCCAACAGCCAAAGATTTAGGCACAAGTGGCGTATTAACCGGCACCTACTATTATGCAATGACGTATATAATTGATGGCGTTGAAGTTATACTCGGCACTGTATCAAACACAGTAACTGTATCAAGCGAGACAATCGATTTGGATATCCCTGTAGGAATTGCAACTACAACGGAACGTAAGATATATCGTACAGAGGCCAATGGTTCTCAGCTCAAGTTATTAACTACTATAACGGATAACACCACGCTTACATTCTCAGATAATAACGCTGACGGAACACTTGGCGTAAATATACCGGCAACTAACAGTGAATGTCCTAAACCACAGTTTATTACTGTTAAAGATGAAAAATTAATTGGTGCAGTACATGCAAACCGCCCAAATTACTTGTACGTCACAGAGGTAGAGGTTGAGGTGTTTTTTACAACGTCTGGTGTATACGATGTATCGGGTGTCGGCAATGACAACACAGCCTTAACCGGATTAGTAGAGGACTACGATCAAATTGTTGTTTTTTCAGAGCGTCATATTTATTTAGTACAAACACAAGGATTGGTTGCACAGGTGCAGCAAACAACATCAAATGTAGGG